TCCATACATACACAAAAGAGGCGAAAAGCCGATGATTTTGGACAAATACTTTTGAAAACATTGATATTTACCGAAAAATACTGAAAAACGATTCAAAACTTTTTCAAAGTTGAGAGGAGTGTACAGATAGGCATTTATTGACAATGAAATGAAACAGAATGAAGGGAGAAACAATGCCAAAGGAACTGAAAACACAGAAGAATCTTGAGAAACAAGCAAAAGAGATAATGAGGATTGCAGAAGAGTATGGAGTGCAGTCTAATTACTTTTTCCTAACTACATTTGAGAGGTATCAAGTGCAGTTGCAGAACTTAACCAAACTGCAGAAGGCAATGGAAGATGAAGGGATGCTCATTACAAAGGAATATGTGAAGGGCAGACAGAATCTCACTATTAATCCTGCAGTCACAGAGTACAACAGGACAACAGACAGTGCCAACAAGACAGTCAGTACATTGATGAGGATACTAAAGAACTTCAATGTAGTGGAGACAGATGATTCAGATGAAATAGATCCACTGATGGCAATCATTAATGGAGGAGAAGATGATTAAATACACAGAATGGAAGAATTACCTACAGGAACAAGTAGATAATGGCAGTATATATCTCTGGGGTGGACAGGGAGAGCATAGAGAGACACTGACTGATGCTTATATCAAGGCAAAGGAGACATCCTCCACTAATGCAAGGAGAGTTATCAGATTGAGAGACAAGAGAATTAAGGCAGGATATACCAATTTAAGGGCATATGACTGCAGTGGTCTGGGTGTGTATGAACTTATTGAAAAAGGTGAGTTGAGATCTGATACAACTGCACATGGTCTATACAACAGATGCGAGAAACTGAAAAAGACAGACTTAAAGGCAGGAGATTTTGTGTTCAGACTGTCTGATGGACATGCATATCATGTGGGGTATGTAGTAGATGATTTAAAAGTAATACATGCAAAGGGCAGAGATGAGGGAGTTGTACTGGAAACTCTGAACCAGAATGGAGCATCATACTGGAATGGTTTTGGCAGATCTCCTTGGATAGAGGAATACAAACCAGAGTATGACTATGAATTTTACAGGAACATGAAAAAAGGCATGAAGGGTGAAGACATCAAAAACTTACAGGCACTGTTAATTGATAATGGGTATGCCTGTGGGTCAACAGATGGGGTCTTTGGCAGTCATACTTTAAAGGCAGTTAAACAGTGCCAAAAGGCACATAAATTAAAGGTTGATGGGATAGCAGGGAAGAACACTATCAAGGCACTTGGTGGTGTTTGGAAGTGAACAAAGCATATAAATTCTGTAAGGCTTGTCTGGAAAAGGAAACAACTCCAAAGTATGTAAAAAAACAGATGGAGGAGTGGATGAGAATTGCAGAGTGCAAGGATGAAAAGTATATGGTCTCCTCTGCCAAGGTCAAGCAGTTGGAAAGCATACTCAAAATACTGATTATGCCGAAAGGACTGAAAGCAGGGCAGACACTTTATGAGTGTACCACTGGATACCAGTGGTTTTTTTATACTGCTATCCTCTGCACAGTACACAGGTCAGATCCAGACAAGAGGAAATATGAAACTGGGGTCTTGGAGATATGCCGAAAGAACTTCAAGACATATACCATTGCAACAGTGTTCCTTATCCTGTTCTTGACAGAGCCAAAGTTCAGTAAATTCTTTTCTGTTGCTCCAGATGGGGCATTAAGTAAAGAAGTGAGAAATGCCATGGAGGAGACAATTAAGTCCTCTCCTTTGCTTTATGAATATAAGGACACCAAGAGATTCAAGGTCTTGAGGGATTATATAAAATTCCTTCCTACACAGTCCGTTTATACTCCTTTGTCATTCAGCACATCAAGGATGGATGGAAGGATGCCAAACTGTTGGATAGCAGATGAAGTTGGGGCATTGCCTGTGTCATACCCAATAGAGGCAATGCAGAAGGGACAGATTGGTGTTAGGAACAAGTTGGGGTTCATCATCAGTACTAAATACCCAACTGTGGACAATCCCTTTGAGGCAGAGGTTTCCTACAGTAAGAAGGTTCTTGATGGGACAGAAGAGGATGAGACAAGATTTTCCCTTCTGTATGAACCAGATGAGACCAAAGGATGGGAGACCAATGACTTGATACTCAAACAGGCAAATCCTGTGTCTTTAGAAATCCCAGAGATCTGGGAGGACTTGAAAAAACAGAGGGCATTGGCAATTGCCATGGAGAACAAAAGGGAAGAATTTGTCACAAAGAACTGCAATATCATTTACCAAGGACAAGGCACAGAGACTTACATAGATGTGAAGGATGTCCAAGAGTGCAGAGTTGCAAAGATTGACTGGACAGGCAGAGTGGTTTACTTGGGGTTTGATTTATCAGAGACAAACGATAACACAAGTGTGGCAATGGTCAGTGTGGATGATGACAACAACATCCTTGCAGATGTGTTCGCATTTATCCCTGCAGGAAGAATAGAAGAAAAACAGGCGTTTGAAAAGGTCAATTACAAGGAACTTGTAAGAACAGACAAAGTCATTGCCTGTGGAGATAGAGTAATTGACTATAGTGCAGTTGAAGACTTCATCCTCCACATTGAGGAAAGATATGGAGTGCAGATACAGGCAATAGGGTATGACAGATGGAATGCCTTATCAACTGCACAGAAACTGGAGAATGAAGGATACAACATGGTAGAGGTAAGGCAACATTCAAGTGTACTGCATAGTCCTACCAAGTTGCTCAAAGAGAAGATACTCAAAAAAGAGTTCGCATATGAAAAGAATCCTATGTTGGAGATTAACTTTCAGAATGCTCGGTGCATTTATGATACCAACATGAATCAATATGTAGCAAAGAAAAAGAGCAAAGGCAAAGTGGACATGGTAGTCTCACTGCTCAATGCTCTTTATTTATTAGAGCAGGACAATTTACTTGGACAGGCAGATTTCCTTGTCCAGACAATTTAAGAGAGGAGGACACAATGGGACTTTTTGATAGATTTATTAAACGAGAAGAACCAACACCAGAAGTCACTCCTCCAGTGGATGATGTACTTTTAAAGGCATTACTGGAGGGAGAAACGATTACAAGAGAAAAGGCGATGACACTTCCTGCAGTAAGTGGGGCAGTAGATATGATTAGTAGTTCTATTGCCTCAATGCCTGTGAAGTTATATAAGGTCAAACAGGGCAAGGTTGAGGAGGTTGATGGAGATCCAAGAGTAAGACTTCTCAATGGTGACACAGGTGACACACTGGATGCCTTTCAGATGAAAAAGGCAATGGTAGAAGATTACCTAATGGGTAAAGGTGGCTATTGTTACATCCAGAAACAGAGGAACGAGGTCACAGGTCTTTTCTATGTAGAGGACAGATATATCACCATCTGGAAGACATACTCACCAATTCATAAGCAATACCAGATATTTGTCAATGGTTTTGACGAGGCAGGAAGAGAGAAGAATGCAGGAAAGTTCAAACCATATGACTTCATCAAGTTGTTAAGAAACACAAAGGATGGTGCATCTGGTGTTGGTCTTACAGTGGAGATCTCCAAGGAACTTGAGACTGCATATCAGACTTTAATCTATCAGTTAGGAATGGTCAAGGCAGGAGGCAACAAGAGAGGATTCCTCAAGGCAAACAGAAAACTTGGACAGGAAGAAATCAATGCCTTAAAGACTGCATGGCGAAATCTCTATGGGAACAACACAGAAAATGTTGTGGTCTTAAACAATGGTCTGGAGTTCCAAGAGGCATCAAACAGTTCTGTAGAGATGCAGTTAAATGAAAGTAAGAGAACACTGCAGGAAGAGATTAATAATCTGTTCCACATCAGTAGTGACTTTGACATGACTTTTAAGTTGGCAATCTATCCAATAGTCAAAGCATTTGAGACTGCACTCAATAGGGATCTATTACTGGAGAAGGAAAAGAAAAACTACTTCTTTGAATTTGATGTCAAGGAAATCATAAGAGCCAACATTAGGGAGAGATATGAATCCTATAAACTTGCGAAAGAGACAGGATTTATGACCATTAACGAGATAAGGAGAGCCGAGAATCTCAACTGGATAGATGGCATGGATGTTGTCAATGTTGGTCTTGGTGCAGTTCTCTATGATACCAACATAGGCAAGTACTTTACACCAAACACAGGCGAGACAACAGACATCAGTGAAGACAGTGTAGATGCAATGCTTGAAGGTCATGAACTTGAACAGGCATATGATGAAAGTGGCAATTCTGCCGAGAGAGACATCATCCAGAGATACAATGACACACATGATGCCAAGACAGGAAGGTTTGGCACAAAGTCTGGTGGATCTGTTGGAAGTTCTGCAGGGGAATCAACAGGAGAATCTGGTGGTTCTGGGAATGATGCAAGGATAAGTGAACTTGAGGGACAACTTGCAGAGGCAAAAGGGTTATTTGCCAAGGCAAGGATTAAAAATGAAATTGAATACTTAAAGTCTGGATACAATGGAACTCAAGAAGAGTACTTTGCAGACAAAAAGAAAAAACAAGAGGAAGCAGTTGCCAAAGCCAAGGAAGAGGCAGAGAAGAGAAAACAGGCAGAAGAAAAGGCAAAGGCAGAAGAAGAACAAGCCAAGCAAAAGCAGATAGAAGAAGAACTCAAGACTCAACCAAAACAGAAGGTTGACCAGTACAAAATCATACAGGAAAACAATCCAATGAATGATGACTACCATGTAGGCATTAGAAAGCCATCTGACATAAAGACATGGGAAGAAGTTGTGAAAGAGGGGTCTTCTGATGGTGAATCTTTTGCATGGGGAGATTTTTCAGAGGCAGATGCAAAGAAGTCACTTGAGACTGGCAAGATAACAATTTACTCATCATATCCAATAAAACAGGGTGTCTTTGTTTCAACAAGTAAAACACAGGCAGAGCAGTATGCAGGAGGCAGTGGCAAGAAAGTCTATTCAAAGACTATCCCAACTAAAGAAGTTGCATGGATAAATGGCGATGAGGGACAGTATGCAAATACAGAAGACATGGAGTAAACAAAAATCATAAGAAAGGAGGAAATCACTGAATGAGGATTAACTTGAGAGAGGATTCTGTACAGATTGAAGGATATGTCAATGCAGTTGAGAGGAACTCAAAACCACTATACTCAAGGACTGGCAGATTCATAGAGAGAATATGCAAGGGAGCATTTAATTCTGCTCTTGGAAAGAATGACAATGTTGTTGCACTTTTGAATCACAGGAGAGACAGACAGATTGGTTCACAGGCAGAGGGAAATCTCAAACTGGATGAGGACAACATTGGACTGCATGTCACACTGGAATCAACAGATCCAGAAGTCATTAGAGATGCCAGAGAGGGCAATCTTGTGGGGTGGTCTTTTGGTTATACTGATACACCAAATGGAGTAGAGCAGAGGACAGAAGACGGTATGCCTTTGAGACTTGTAAGAGACATGAATCTTGCAGAAGTTAGTCTCTTAAATAGAGAGAGAACTCCTGCATATGAGGGAACACTTGTGAATGTTCGGTCAGAGGATGAGGTGGAGTTCCTTGGTGATGAAATGCTTGAAGAACCAGAGATAACAGAGGAACAGACTGAAATCACAAGGAATGAACCAGATGAATCTACACAGGAGGAGACTTCTGTTGAGATAGATTATTCCAGTTACGAAAACATGATAAAGGACATGAAGGAGGATTAAAATGTCAAAGTATTTGGAAGAAAAAAAGAATGATTTAATCACGAGAGCAGAAGAAGTCCTCAATTTAGCGAAAGAAGAAAAGAGAGAACTTACTGATGCAGAGGCACAGGAAATTGCCGAAATCAGAGACGATGTCAGAAGGATAAAGGAAACACTTGGTCTGGATGATGACATCAGAGAACTGGCAGAGGCAGAAAAGAAAGAAGATTCAACACCAGTAGAGGAGGAAACAAAGGTGGACGAGATGGAAAGAAGCATGGAAGAGATGGAAGCACAGGCATTTGAAAATTATGTCAGAGGCAGAGTAATTCATGAGAGAGCAGGAGAACTTACCCCTGCAACAAGTGGTACAGGTATTGGTCTTGGTGGTTCACTTATACCAAAGACAATAGTGAACAGGATAATCCGTAAGGTATATGACATTTGTCCTATACTTGAGAGAAGCCAGAAGTACAATGTAAAAGGACAGTTGGATGTTCCATTCTATCCTGCAGATTCACAGAAGATAACAGTTGCATATCAGAACGAATTTGTTCAGTTGGGATCTTCTTCTGGTTCATTCGCAACAGTGCCACTTACTGGTTATCTGGCAGGAGCATTAACAAAGATTTCAAGGTCACTTATCAATAATGTCCAGTTTGATATAGTTGGTTTCATAGTTGATGAGATGGCACTCGCAATCAAGAGATTTATCGAGCATGAACTTCTGATTGGTACCCAGAACAAGGTGACAGGACTTTCAACACTTACTAATGTTGTCACTGCAAGTGGTACATCTGCACTCACAGTTGAAGACATCATCAAACTGCATGATGCAGTAAAGGATGAGTTCCAGAGTGATGCTATATGGATTATGTCTCCTGCAACAAGGACTGCATTAAGGTCTCTCAAGAGCAACACAGGTTACCCACTTCTTAACGATGTAATTGCAGATGCATATGGTGAGAGATTACTTGGAAAGCCAATTTATGTATCAGACAACATGCCAAATATAGCAACTGGAGTTAAGGCAATCTATTATGGAGACATGAGAGGACTTGGAACCAAGTTCAATGAAGAAATCAATGTTGAAGTATTGAGAGAGAGATATGCAGATGAACATGCAGTTGGAGTAGTTGGATGGTTTGAGTTCGATGCGAAAGTTGTTGATGAACAGCAGATTGCAGTTCTTCAGATGGCTTAATTAATACCATAGAAAGGAGTATTGCATGTTTAAGGCAGTAAAATCCTTTTGTGGGCAAGTCTCAATGGCAGAGGGAGATGTCAGAGAGATCTCTGATAAGGCTCTTGCTAAAGCACTTCTCAAGGATGGATTTATTGAGGAGATAAAGGCAGAGGCAGAACCAAAAAAGGAGAAGAAAACCAAGAAAAAAGACTCCTAACAAAAGGAGGCTAACATGAATAACATTACAAAAGTCAGTGAAATCACAAGTGTGGATGTAGCAGATTACATCCATCTGGATGAGGTCACTGATACAGAAACCAATACTCTAAACACTTTGATTGGCATTGCCAAGCAATTCATAATATCTTACACAGGGAGAACAGAGGAAGAACTGGACAATTATCAAGACTTTGTGATAGTTGTCCTTGTTCTTGTTCAAGACATGTGGGACAACAGAACATTATATGTTGATTCAAGAAACTTGAATTATGTTGTTGAGAGCATTCTTGGACTGCACTCTGTGAACTTGTTATGAAAACAGTGAATGCAGGGAAGTACAATCATAGAATCACAATATATCAAATAACCATTGTTGAGGATTCATACGGATTCCAGACAGAGGAAAAACAGATAGTCTTGACTCCTTATGCCTCGGTGAAGACCACAAGGGGAATGACTCTAATTGCAAATGGTTCAGACTTTGAGAGAGCATATACCAACTTTACCATTCGGTATCCAAAAACTGAAATAAACAGGGATATGCACATAGACTTCCAAGGAAGGGACTACACAATAGAGTATTTAAACAATGTGGATGAGAGAGGCATTGAGTTGGAGATCCAAGCAAAGTTGGTAGAACATTAATATGGCAAAATTCAAGATGGAACTGCCAACAGAAATCATGAATGACATCAAGCATATTTACAATAACACTGAAGACATCTTTGGTGGAATGACAAGGGCAGGGGCAGAATGTGTACTGGCACAAGCCAAACAGAACGCTCCATCCTTGATTAGTAAATATGGCAAGTTGTCAGTCACTTACAGGACACCATCTGATGGAGGCATCAACACCAAAGTATATTTCAGTGGGTACATTCCATTTTCAACTCCTAATAGGCTTTACTTTGCCAGAAGAGGTGGTGGTGGGTCAATGTACTATACTGAAAAGGGTGTTCCTGTGGATTTCCTCGCAATCATGTATGAGTACGGAAGGTCAAATGCTCCATTCCCAAAGAAACCATTCTTTAGGAAGTCTTTTAAAAAGGACAAGATAGTGGAGTTCATGCTAAATTATCAAGCCAAAAAGAGTGGAGGTCTGCTTGAATGAATGAGTTAATATTATCCCTTTTAGGAAATTTAGTAATAGATGGTAAGCAGATTCCAGTCAAGTGGTTACATTATGAGGGACATGGAGAGCCATATGTTGTGTTTATGCAGACAGATGCTGATAACACACTATCTGGTGATGATGACTATGTTGGTTATGTTGATTATTATGACTTTGATGTGTATTCCAAAGGCAACTACAATGGCATAATTCAAAGGATAAAAGAGATATTGGGTGAGAACAATTTTAAATGGCAAGTGTCGAGATCCAGTGAGGATATGTATGAAACCGACACAGGCTATTATCATAAAACATTATGTTTTGCAATAATGAGAGAGGAATAAAAAATGGCAAAAATAGGATTAAATAGTTTCAGATATGGTGTACTCACAGAGGCTAATGATGGAACACCATCCTATGATGGTGTACATACTCCTGCAAAGGCAGTTTCATGCAATGTTGAGGTGACAACAAACGAGGCAACACTGTATGCAGATGATGTTCTTGCAGAAAGTGATACATCATTCCAAGGTGGAACAGTCACAATGGGAATTGATGATGAGGATCTGACAATAATGGCAACACTTCTCGGTCACACTATCACAGATGGTGAACTTGTCAGAAGTGGAGATGACACTGCTCCTTATGTAGGACTTGGCAGAATCGTTGTAAAAATGATTGGTGGTGTTTATAAATACAAAGTTGAGTTCCTTTATAAGGTCAAATTCAGTGAACCATCACAGGATGATACAACAAAGGGTGAAAATCTTGAATTTGCAACATCAGAACTCACAGGAATGATTGCAACTCTTGGCAATGGTAAGTGGTCAGTTGCAAAGGTATTTGACACCAAGGCAGAGGCTCTCACATATCTTGAGGGTCTTCTGGCTTGAGGAAATAACTAAAGTATAACAGGCAACTGGGATGCATAGGGGAGACAGAAATGTCTCCTCTTTCTTTTATATATAGGAGGAAAATTCAATGAAAGATGTAAATGGGACAATCACATATAAAGGAAGAGATTATAGTATTGTATTCAATCTTAATGTTATGGAGAGGATACAGGAAGAATATGGCAGTGTTGACAAATGGGGAGCATTAACCGAACCGAGAAAGGGAGAGCCAAATGCCAAGGCAGTTATCTTTGGTCTCACAGAGATGATTAATGAGGGCATAGACATTGATAATGAGGAGAATGGCACACAGATTCCTTTCTTTACCAAGAAACAGGTTGGAAGGATGCTCTCTGAAGTAGGCATGGAGAGTGCAACACAGACCATGAAGGACACTATTGTTGATAGTGTAAAGGATGACATAAAAAACGCATAATCCATGAGGATGAGGATGAGGACACAGTCATTGATTTCTCATGGTTTTATTACATAGGCAGGGCAAAACTTTGCCTCACAAACAAAGAGATAGGGCATATGACCATGTACATGTTTAATCGGTTATATGGACATTATAAAAACAACTGGGATCTGGAGATGAGACTCCAAAAGGCAAATATTACCTATGAGGAGGCATGGCAGAAATCCCAGAAGGCAGAAGAATGGTTTTAATAAGAAGGAGGTGAAAAGATGGCAGGATTTGGTGGTTCTATTAAATTGACTGGTGAATCGGACTATAGAAAAGCATTGCAACAGATAACACAAGGCTTGAAGGAAGTCTCTTCCTCAATGAATGTGGTCAACAGTTCATACAGTAAAAACGACAAATCTCTTTCAACTCTTGAACAGAAACAAAAAGACTTAAATAAGGTCTTGGAACAACAAAAGGGTATTCTTGCACAGGCAACTTCATCATATAACACATTTAGACAGAAGGTGGAGGAGCAGGGCAAGAAACATGAAGAACTTAAGAAAAAATATGCTGATGCCAAGGCTGAACTTGAAGAGATTGGGAAGACCATGGGTACAACATCCAAGGAATACCAGACTCAACAGGAAAAAGTCATGAAATTGGCAAAGGAAGTTGATACTTCCACCAAAAATTACGATGAAAACCAGATTGCACTTTCCAAGTTAAAGACTGTCATGAACAATGCTCAAAGCACAGTCAACAATACAGAAAAGGCAATAGATGACTTGGGCAATGAGGCAGAGGAAACAGGAAAACAAGCAGAAAAGTCAACTGAAGGGTTCACTGTTTTCAAGGGTGTTCTTGCAAACTTAACAACACAGGCAATTAATGGGGCAATAAACGGACTTAAAAAGTTAGGGAGTGCCTTTTTTAATCTTGGCAAGAATGCAATTACCAACTTTGCAGAGTATGAACAGTTAGTTGGTGGTGTTGAGACCATGTTTGGTGACTCTGCAGACAAATTGATGCAGTACAGTTCACAGGCATACAAGACTGCAGGTATTTCATCAAATCAGTACATGCAACAGGTCACATCATTTAGTGCATCATTACTGCAGTCCCTTGGTGGAGACACAGAAAAGGCAGTTGAGTACTCAAACAGGGCATTGATTGACATGTCTGATAATGCCAACAAAATGGGTACAGACATGGGGTCAATTCAGAATGCATATCAAGGCTTTGCCAAGCAGAACTACACAATGCTCGACAACTTAAAACTGGGTAGACAGTATACCATTGCCCAGTATAAACCATGTGAAAACGGTGAAACTCTTTTATTAATCGCATAAAAGACAATACCGTGCCAAGTATTATATAGAATACATATAATAAAGGTGTAACGACTATCGAAACAGAAAGAGCATCCTGCAAGGGTGCTTTTTTAATGGAGTAGAGTACATCCAAGTGGATGGAAGTGCATGGGGTTCTCTTAAGAGAATCAAGAGATAGTCTGAACTATATAGTGATATATAGCAGTTCTAAAAGAACGGTGCAAGAATAACGAACTTGCATGAACAGAATGTATGGTGGCACAAAAACCGAGATGGAGAGACTTATAAAGGATGCCTCAAATCTCACTGATGTGCAGAAAGAATTGGGCATTACAGTTGATGCAAATGACATGTCTTTCGGTAATATTGTCAATGCAATCAGTGTAATGCAGACTCAAATGGGCATTGCAGGAACAACTACCAAAGAGGCAGAAGAGACAATATCTGGATCTATTAACCAGATGTCTGCATCATGGTCAAATCTCATCACAGGTATGGCAGATGATAATGCTGATTTTGATGACTTAATCAATGGTTTTGTGAAGTCTTTTAGTGCAGTCTTAAAGAACATCATCCCAAGGATAAAAACCACTGTAAAGGGCATTGGACAGGTCATAAATGGTCTCCTTAAAGAGATGGACAAACTTCTGGATGATGAGATGATAGACATCATTGCAGAGGCACTTACAGACATCATAAAGACCATATCAACTGGACTGCCAAAGATGTTAAAAGCAGGAGGAGAAATCATAAAAACTCTTGCACAGGGCATCATACAGATGATACCAGAGATGACCAAATCGCTCACAGAAGTCATTGGTGGTATTGTCAGTGGTATCACAGAATTACTTCCAACTATTGTACAGGCAGGAGCAGACATACTGGTTAATCTTATAAATGGTATTACAGAGCAGATACCACAACTTGCACCAAAGATGGTGGAGGTGATTTCAAGCATAGTAAGTACTATAACCGAGAACTTGCCAACAATCATCAGTGCAGGTGTAACACTGCTCACAAGTCTTGCAACAGGCATTGTAGATGCGATTCCAGACTTGGTAGCAAAAATCCCAGATTTGATAACAGGAATAGTCACTGCACTTACAAGTGAGGATGCAATATCAAGCATAATTACTGGAGCAGTCAGTCTGTTTTTGGGTATTGTTGAGGCAATTCCACAGGCAGTTGTGAAAATTGGAGAGGCAATGCCTCAAATCATCACTGCCATTGTTGGTGGTCTTATTGCAGGAGTGGGCAATATTATCAGTACTGCAGTTGAGATATTTACTGGTATAAAGGATGGTGCTAAAGAAAGCGAACAGGCATTGAGGGATGAAATTGGAGCAATTTCTGACTTTGGTGATGCTCTCAACAATACTAAACCAATGCTCAATGACTACAATCAGTTAATCAGTGACCAAGGCAACACCATTGGAGATCTGGATAAAAAGACTCAAGAAGTAGAGGATGCCATTACCGAAATCCTCAAGACTGCTATTGCAGACCAGAAGGGATTAAGGGATGAAGACCTGCAGAACATAAGGGATTACATGGATAAACTGAACGAACTGCAGGAAGAGAAACTGTCTATATATCGTGACCAACAGTTAAGTGAATTAAGAAAACTGCAACTGGAATCTGGCATTATCACTCAAGAAACTGCTCAACAGCATCTGGCAAATACACAAGAGGCATTGAATAAGGTCAACCAAGCAACAGAGGATGCATACACTAATAGATTGACTTATATTGAGAACAAATACAAGGCAATGGGAGAGGTTGGCAGTGATGCATACAACAAGGAACTTGCCGATGCCAAAACATGGTATGACCAGTCACTGCAAGAGAATCAGAAGTATTATGATGATGCAGTGAAGGTGGTACAGGACAAGTCCAAGGAATGGGTCAAAGCCGATAAGGATAAGTGGGAAGAAATGGACAGATACACTGATGCCTTTAATAAGGACAATAAGTCATGGCTTGACAAGACCATTGCCAATTTTGAGGACTTTGTTGGTGCAAACAAGGGACATCTTAAATACTTGACTGATGGATGGCAACAGATGGACTTGGATGGGGCACAGGCATTCCTTGAGTTAGTTGGTATGATGCATAAGTCTGGGGCAGACATAGATGATGAGACCAAGGACATGGTAAAGGCAATCCTTGGCAACTTTGAGGACTTACCAGATAGTATGCAGGATGTAGGTGGAGACACACTGCAGGGTCTCATTGGTGGCATGGAGGATTACATCCCAGAACTTGGGGACATGTCTGACATGACTGCAGATGAGATAGTTGACACAATCAAGAAAGTGCTTGGCATTGCATCTCCTTCCAAGGTCATGAAGGAACTGGGCAAGAACACCACACAGGGACTTATTGAAGGAATGAAGTCAGAAGAGAGCAATCTCAAGACTGCAGGTAAGAACTTGGCAGATGGTGTTCAGAAGGGATTCCTTGGTCAAGAATCACAACTGAAGTCCAAGGTATTAGGTATGATGTCCAGAGTGACTGGTGCAGTCAGAAAAGAAATGAAGATTAATTCTCCATCCAAGGTCTATGCACAGATAGGTGACTACATGGCACAGGGCATTGGTGTTGGTTTTACTGATGAGATGGCTGATGTCACCAAAGACATCAATAAGTCTATCCCAACATCATTAGATGGTGTCTCTGGATCTAATTCTAATGGCATCAATATGGTAGGAGCATTTAAACAGGCATTATCAGAAATGAAAGTTGTTCTGGATGATGCAGAAGTAGGTACATTCATAGACAAGACAGTGACGCAACTTGTCTATGCACAATAAGTTTTAGGGAGGGATTTAAAGTGAATTATTGTATTCTCAACAACAGAAGTAGTTTAGACATAAGTGGATTACTAATTCAATCTCTCCCTTCTATTTCTAAACCACTAATGAGAACAATGGTTGAAGAAATAGATGGCAGAGATGGGGATATAATCACCAAACTTGGCTATTCAGCCTATGACAAGGAGATGGAAATTGGTCTCCATGGTGATTTTGACATAAATGATGTTATATCCTTCTTTGATTCAGAAGGAGAAGTGACTTTTTCCAATGAACCAGACAAGGTATATCATTATCAGATACTGGAGCAGATAGATTTTGAGAGACTCATAAGATACAGGACTGCCACAGTCACACTTCATGTTCAGCCTTTCAAATATCTGTTAAACGAGGAAGAAATAGAGACCACAACAGGAGGAGACATTACTGTTGTTAATGGAGGGAACATTCCTGCAAGACCAACAATAACCGTCTATGGTGAGGGAGATGTTTCAATATCTTTAAATGGCACACAGGCTTTTCAAATTGCCTTTACAGACGAGGAATACATAACCATAGACACTGCAGAGTACAATGCTACATATGGTGGCATACTCAAAAATAGGCAGGTTACAGGGGATTATAGTGCTTTTTCTCTTCCTGTAGGTACAAGTACTCTTAATGTGAGTGGCACTGTGACATCTGTGCAGATTTCAAATTATAACAGATGGCTATAAGGAGGAACTTATGATAAAACTATTTGGACAAACAGATAGACTCTTTTCCTCCAATGGAGATCTAATCATCAAACCAGTCAAGGCAACAGTCCACAAGGAGGACAATGGTGCTTTCTATCTGGATATGACAACAGACTTGTCTTATGTGGACAATTTAAAGGAGGGAAATATCCTTTATGCCAATACTCCACAAGGCTCTCAAGCATTTAGGGTCAACAATGTCACCAAGACAAAAAGCAAGATAACAGTCAAGGCAAATCATGTATTTTATGACACCAAAAATTATCTCATACAGGATGCCTATGTTGTAGACAAAAACTGCAATGATGCTCTTGACCATCTGAACAATGCAACAGAACCAACAAGTGAATTTACCACTATATCAGATGTCACAACTATCAACTCCTTTAGATGTGTTAGAAAATCACTCTATGAAGCCATCCAGACTGTCATTGACAGATGGGGTGGGCATCTTGTTAGGGATAATTTCTCCATAGGCATAAGGCAGAGCATAGGGCAGGACAATGGTGTCACTGTTATGTATAGAAAGAATCTCAAGGAGATTACCTGCACAGAGAATTGGGACAATGTTGTCACAAAATTGTTGCCTGTTGGCAGAGATGGTCTGATGTTGCCAGAGATCTATGTCGAAAGTGAGACACAATACAGTCTGCCATACACAAAGACAGTCACATTTAATCAAAATGTCTCACAGGAGGACTACACAGATGATGATGGTCATCTTGATGAGGAGGCATATCACAATGCTCTTATTGTTGACTTGAGGCAACAGGCACAAAATTATGTTGATGGCAACTCTGTCCCACAGGTCAATTATTCTCTCAAGGCAAATCTGGACAAGATAACAGACATTGGCGACACTGTGCAGGTCATAGATGAGAGACTGGGTGTCAACATCATGACCAGTGTCATCTCCTATGACTATGACTGCATACTGGAAAGATACACACAGGTTGAATTTGGAAATTTTAAGCAAAGTCTATCTAATCTGATAAGCACAGTCACAAAGTCAGCCGAAAACATGGTGCAGGAATCTGCACAGGTTCTGCAGGTTACACTTGGAGAGGAGTTACAACAGGCAACAGACAGGATATGGTCTGTAATGGGCAATTCTTATGTTATATATGATGGTGACAAGATTCTTGTTGTGGATTCTCTCCCAAAGGAGACTGCCACAAATGTCATCATGATAAACAATGGTGGCATAGGCTTTTCACAGACAGGAATCAATGGGACATTCAATTCTGCATGGACTATTGATGGGACAATGGATATGCAACAGATTAATGTCATCAACTTGACTGCCGATTTAATCAAGGGTGGTACACTGAAGTTAGGATCTCGTGAAAATGAATCTGGCATACTTGAGATATATGACGAGGCAAACAACTTGATAGGTCTCATGGACAAGAATGGTCTCAAAATGTATGGACAGGATGGGTCTTATGTACTCATGAATGATGAAGTTGGCTTTGCAGGATATGATAGAAGTGATAATAAAATTTACTGGGCATCAGAGGATGAGTTCCACATGAAAAAATCAGTAGTTGAGGAAGAAATTACACTGTGCAACAAATTGAGATTTATTCCTATCACCATTACTTCTGGCAGTACAACAGTAAATGATGGCATTGGTCTGGTATCAGTAAGTTAAGGAGGCAATATGGCACAAACAACACCAAAAAATAGTGGATACACTATTATCAATGGCTCAACCACAGGAAAAAATGGGTCAAAGGTAAATACATGGTTGGAGTACAAAGTTACACAGAACATTGCTAACAATACCAGTACTATTGATGTCTATCTGTATGCGAGAGCCAACACATCTGGTCTTTCTACATCTTGGGATGGGGCAAGGTCTTATGGATCTATCACTTTTGATGGGACATCTCATGCAGGAGCATCCATTTCTGGGTATGACTTTAGAAACACATCCATATATAATGAATTTGCACACTATTCCCAGACAGTCACTCATGATTCCACAGGAAAGAAGACCATAACACTTGCAGGTGCATGGGATAAGGGAGCATCTACATCCACATACATCACTGGTGGTAGTGTTCCAAGCACTTCTGTCACACTTCCTACAATTCCAAGGTATGCAACAGTCTCACAAAGTCTTGGAGGCAAGACAGAGACAGGGATAACAGTCAAGTGGTCATCTGATAGCACTATTGACTATGTCTGGTATTCAAAGAATAATGGCACATCTTGGACTGCAGTGGGCAGTGTTAATGCAACATCTGGAAGTTACACCATCAGTGGTCTTACTGCCAACACTTCTTACACTATCAAAACCAGAGTAAGAAGGAAAGACTCACAATTAACCACTGATTCAAGTGCAATGACACAGACAACATATAACTATCCTTATGCCACTAATTGTCCTAATTTCACTATAGGCAACACTGTCAACATAACACTGTATAATCCTCTTGCAAGGTCAGTAAAGATGTACATTACTGCTAATGGACAGGACATAACAGATGTGTGGGTAACAACTACAGGCACAAGCATTTCATGGAACTCTGGTGGATGGGCTACACAACTATATGCAACAATACCAAACACAAAGAGTGCCTCTTACTCTATTAAGATTGTTTATGGTTCTTCAACCATCACAAAGAGTGGTGGCACAATGTCAGCCAATGCATCTGCATGTACTCCAACTATAGGAGGACTGACTTATCAAGACACCAAGACTGCAACAGTCAACATCACAGGGAACAATCAGCAAATCATAAGAAATCAGTCCACAGTCAGATACACTGCATCCAGTTTGAGTGCCAAGAACAGTGCAACAATATCCTCTGTTAAAGTGGTAGTAAATGGTAGTACATACAATTTGACTGTCTCTGGAACATCTGCAACAGGAGGCAATGCAGTCATAAATAGTGGTACTAATGTCACTGCAACTGCAACAATTACAGACTCAAGAGGCTTTACTGCTACAAAGACAGTCACAGTGCAGATGCTTGACTGGGTATTACCAACTGCAACACTGACACTGCAGAGGCAGAATAACTTCTATTCCAATACCACAATTAAGGCAGATGCTTATTACTCATCCTTGGGTGGAAAGAATAGTGTTACCATAACTTACAAGGCAAAACCAACAAGTGCATCCTCATGGACATACACAGGGTCATTATCTGATAATGTAGGCATTACATTGGACATGGACAATGAGCAGGACTGGAATGTGCAGATTGTTATCACAGATAGGTTAGGATCTACAACATACAATGCAATAGTTAACCGAGGGACACCAATCATCTATTTTGACAGGGTGAAAAATAGTGTAGGAATTGAAGGATTCCCTAATGATAACAGGCAGTTAAAAGTTGAGGGAATCATAGAGGGTCAAATAAGAAAATTCAAGAGCAGACAGACCACTGCAGACTTGACAGAGGATGGACTTGGAGGGATGTCTTACTTCCTCGCTACACAAACAATGACAGAAGGTAAGCCACCAATAACCGATGGTCATATTATTCATATGGGATGGGATAATGCAAATGGACTTGATTCACAACTTGCAGTTGTCCATTCTTCTCAACCACAAGTGTATGTAAGAAGCCAAGTGAGTGGTGTTTGGGGGGATTGGATGGCTGTAGGGGATGCCTTTATGGGCAATCTAACAAGTGGTGATTTCAATGATTTGACTGCAAGAGGAACATATTTCATTAATACCAATAGTGGGATGACCAATGCTCCATATGGTGACTATGGGTATCTGATAGTAAGACACTTCAATGTAGGGACAACAATAGAGAGGACAGTACAGACATTTACAAGGCTATATGGTCAAGGAATATATCAGAGAACATATGCAAATGGGGAATGGAGACCATGGTATTGCCTGTATGCTTATGGTGACTATAGCACAACTGCTGAAGGTTTAACCATTAATGTAAGAAGAAGAGGCACTTTCTGTAGGGTATCTGTTAGTGGCACTCCAACTTCTACAGTTGCAACAAGTGGAGCATATTATAACTTGGCAACTTTGCCAGAACTGTATAGACCATCTCTCTCTCCTGTTGATTTTGCAATATTCAATGCCACAACTTGTGGACAGTTCAATATCACAAATGCAGGAGTTATAAGGTTAGGATACACGAGGGACTTCAGTGGAAACAATAAATCTTTAAGTGGTCCAATTTATCTAACCAAAAGTTATGAATGTTCAGATTAAAGGAAAATCATATGATGTATGAGGGGAGATGATAAAAATGGAATCACTGACAATAGGACAAATAGGAGGGATAATTACTCTTCTTGTGGGATTAATCTCTGGAGTAGGGTATTTATCCCAGTCAACCAAAAAATGGATTAAAAATGCACTAAAAGAGCAAATGGACGGAATTGAAGGAAAGATAAACACTATCAATTCCAGATTAGACAAGGTAGATCTCGAAAGCACCAAGAATTATCTTGTGACATTCCTCTCTGATGTTGAGAGAGGCAAGGATGCAAGTGAGATTGAACTTGAGAGATTTCACGAACAATACCAACATTATCAGTCCCTTGGTGGGAACTCATACATCAAAGACAAGTATGAGAGACTGAAGAATAAGGGATGGATATAAGAGAGGGGAGCAGAAATGCTCCTCTTTTTTTTGTTGCCAAAAAATATTTTGCATTTTTTCAAAAATTTTTCCTAAAGTACTTGACTATGGTATACCATAGTGAGATAATAAGTATACCAAGATAATAATTGACTATTGGAGGTTACATCATGACACTTACAACATTACAGGACAGGATAGCAAAGGCAGAGGAAAGAATCACAAAGAAGACCAACACCATTGCCAAGAAACAGGCACTCATGGTGAAGAAGCAGGGACTTCTTGAGAAGACTACAGATGACTGGGATAAGTACTGGACAGAGTGTGAGATAGGACATCTGGAGGAGGACATAGAAAGACTCCAGAAGGAAATCACAGAGAACACCAAGAAGATAGAAGAGTACAAACTGCAGATGGCAGGAGTTATGGAAAGAGAATCAGTCCTTAATGATATACCAGAGAACATGAAGAAGTTGCAGTCAGACTTGGTAGAGATCTGGGATGAATACGATAAGCAGAGAAGACAGTTCATGACCAGTGAGTACTCAAGACTCGGCTACAAAGAGTTCTATAAGAAGTACACACACAGTGATTCAGAGTGCAGATTCAAATCTGATGAAGAAATCCACAAGGCAAACATGAAAGATGCAAAAGACTTGATTCTGGATCTCATCTACAGAGTAAAGGACATAACAGGAGAAATCACTTCATGGAAGGGCATCAGAGCAGAGCAGGGGACACATGGTTTTACAGTCCTCAATGGATGTGTGGAAGGTAAGCAGGGCAGGGCAGTAATCGAGAGCATACTGGCAGGAGGATACAACATCCAGAGGTTACACATCAGAGTGTTAGTTAAGGAGTATTAAGCAGAGTGACAGAGGCAGATGCCTCTGGTAATGCACAGGGGAGGTCACAAGTCCTCCCAAGG